AACACGTCTCGCGAATTCAGCATCGGGTAACTTTGCAATAACGAGACACTTAGTATTACCTCTTGATAACACTTCCAAAATAATTTTTTGTTTAATCAATTCATCAACAAACTTTTTAAAGACCTCGCCGGTTTTTGACGTAATAATCATGTCAATATCACCCGAATTTTTTGCGCCGCGACGATAGCTACCAACAATCTCAAAACGCGCTTCCGAACCTGGGCCGGCCACTTTATTAAAAACATCTCTGAAAATCGCATCATATTGGTCTATCTCTTCGCGAGGAATTCTCTTCAGAATATCTTCATAATATTTGAGTCCAACCTTTTGCGTGTCATTCAGAACACTGTCTTGCTGAGCCCTCAACTGGTCAATCGTAGCAATTCCTTGGTCTACTAACTCCTTCGCCTTCTTGGGTCCGACGCCATAGATTTCTCCCAAAATATTAACAGGATTTGCCTTTTCTCTCTCCAAAATGCGCAAAGTTCCAGTCTTCATATATTCATTCAACTTTTCCATAATTGTATCACCTATTCCCGGCTTGCCCTTCAAGTCAGCGGGACTAGTAATATCACCTGGGTATGACATGATAGTTTCCTGCGCTTTTTGATAAGCACGCGCGCGAAATGGCTCGCCTTGCTTCATCATAATACCTGAAAGCTTTTCCATCAGGTCAATAAATTGTTCATTCAATCTGCCACTTGGTAAAGTAGCAATTGGTATTTCTGGTTCTTGCATAGTATGCATTTCTACTTGGGGTGCCTTTAAATTCATTCCCAAATTTTTTTCAATTTTTTCTGCGGCTGGAGCTACTGATAACATTTCAACTGGTGCTGCTTCAATTGCGGATAAATTTAAAATATTATCTGTTTTTTTTACTGCATCTTCAAATTCTTCCACAATGTTGAAAATAGGTTTTTTCTTAGATGACTTGACCTTTTTAACACTTTTAACTTTTTTACCACTTCCTGCTCTGTATTTTTTGTGTCTTAATTTAATAGTTCTTTTATTTAATGTCCGTTTTTTATACTTTCTTATTGTATTCCTCATGTAATATTTGAATATTATTTTTTATTCTCTTTTACCTATTACCCACCCCTTTTAGAGGAAATAGTTTATTTAAATCATTTGTGTTTCCCATTACAGGTGAAACATTAATAGAAGTATTCACGTTTGAAAACTTTAATTTGGTTGATTTTGCATTTCTAATATGTTGTATACGTTGAACCTCTTTCATATAATTTGCTATTTGAACTTGCCTATACTGTTCTTTTGTCAAAATAGGCACAGGTTGCATTTGTTGCTGTTGTAAAGGTTGATGCATACTTTGAAATCGTTTGGACTGATTTTGCTGAAATTGCTGTTGTGGTTGCATAGGAACAAATTTAGTTTGTTGCTTTTGTTGCTGCTGCTGTTGCTGCTGCTGTTGCTGCGGTTGTTGCTGCGGAATAAAATTATTTGAGCGCACATTTTCTGCAACTACGTTTCTAACTATTTGTAACTTGCCATCAACAACTTTCATGTTCAGAGAGGATAATATGTCGTCATAAGTAACTTTTCTAGCTGGTTGTGGTTCAGGCACAGGAGGAGCTAAAGAACCGCGATTTTTATGCGCCATTGTTGTTATTCTTGGTATAGGAACACGAGAAGTTGGCTTGGGTGCAGGTGTAAAGTTTCCATCACCATCTATAAACCCAACGTCTTCAACATCATCGTCGTCTAAATTGTCAATCTCTGTAATGTTTAAATCCATATATATTTATTCTGCTTGAAAAATAAAAAAATAAACTCATTATAATTTTTATTACATTTTATTTTTTATTTGTTCTTCTTTATGTTTTCGTAATAGCTTTTCCAAAATAAATTATCAAATAAATCGTCTATAAACTCAACAAATCTCTCCACGATAGTTGGTGTGGGTTCTTCTGGAAGTTCGCGCTCAACTAAAGGGATTGTTAATGTCCCATTCTCATCTAAAAAATCAAGATACTTCATAATTAATTTCTATAATATAATTTTAATATGTTTTTAATATAATGACGACTTACATTAAAAACAAAGGCATTGCACAAACATATTTCCAGGATAGTCATCATAAGAAAAAGGCCAATGAAATTAAATGGAACGCAAAATACGACGGTTCCCTTGCAAATATTAAGGTAGACGTTAACAACGACGGTAAGAAAAATAAATATCGTGTGCAACTAAATAACAGCGATTTAGCCGATATTTTAAGCATTCCTACAGTAAATCAACCATTGGAACATCGTCTTCAAAACGACTTTCTTAGTGATTATAAAGAATATGAAGAACCAGACGACTTTGATATTCCTCAATTAATCCAAATGCGTGAACAAGAGCCTGACCCCAGTTTATTCAGAATCACTGTTCCTGAATTATCTAGTAAAAAACAGCAATATTCCTCTCCATTTTCAAAGCCGTGTATGTATGATAATGAGTTAACCAGTTTACCCAATTTTACATCTCTCTCTGGACCCGAATCTATTTTATCAGAATTAGACCGTCCACAACAGCAGATTGAAATAGTGTCTCCTATTAAAATGACTAGACGAGAGAAACACGCTAGATTAAAGACACCTTCTCCTAAAACTATGCGTATTCATTACACAAGTCCCGCATCAAATAGCACAGGAAAAGGCAAAGGCACAAGACGTAAAAGACGCACACCAAAAAGGAAAAGCAGGGTTGCCAAGTTTTTTAGCAAGTTTTTTTAAGAACTGGTTCTAAGACCATCTTATCATTATCTGATAAGGAACGTTCTCTCTTATTTTTATTATATTTTGTAACTTTGTCTTTTTCAATGGTAGTTAGATAATATTGTGAGGCGTATAAAAGATTACACACGATTTCATCGTCATAAATGCATTCAATATATAAGTCTTTCATTTTCTTTAATGTCTTCAAAAAATGCGCGCAACTAAACGTTTCTTCATCGTTAAAATTGATTACAATTATGCAGTGGTTTCTGGGAATTCTACAACGACCTTCCATTTCGTAAAGGTAATAATAATGATCGCAATTAGAATCCAACGCAAAATCAGTGATTTCTCTCTTGAGTTCCGAGATATTAGGATGTTTCAACATATTGAATGAGACCTCAATATTATACCCCATTACTATAGGGAAATATTTTTCTTTTTTACAACAAAATAAGTTTTATGTAGATTGAGTAAAATTAGAAATAGAAATTTTAAATATGTATTTTCAAGTAGAAAATATATGTTTAGCGGGTAAAGTAAGGGTTGTAAGGCTGGCGAAGTTGAATACCTTGGTTCCCTACTAGTTTTAGAGTCTATTTTAAAAAATTGTTATATAATAAATATGTCTTTCAAAAAATTTGGAGGGTTAAACTATTCAGCAAAAAGCAATATTATTTCAAACCACTATTCTAATAGCGGTAATTTGGGTATTACTGATTCACTCGGTCAACTCAATTCAAAAATTGTATGCCTAAGTCATCTGGATATGAGCGCAAATTCCATTATGAATATTGGAAGTCTATATTTCATGGACGGAACAATACAGACCACAGCATTAGTAATAGATCCATCTGGAACAGCAATATTTAATAATGGTATTATTGTTAATAAAGGAAATTCAACCACGGCAGCTATAATTAACGGCGATTTACATGTAACTGGAACAAGTCAACTTGATAAAAAAGTAACAATTGGCACCACAACAACATCTGCAGAGTTAGAAGTTACTGGAACAACTTTTTTGACAGGACCTGTTACTATTGTTGGCACATGCACAGCAACCTCATTCACTTCTAGTTCAGATTACCGTATTAAAGAAGACGTCGTAACGTTAAATGATAAATTTAATATAGACAAGTTAAGACCAGTTACATACACAAATAAGAATACAAAAAAACAAGATATTGGTTTTATAGCCCATGAAATTCAAGAAGAGTTCCCATATTTAGTGTCAGGTGAAAAGGACGGAGAACAAATGCAATCAATCAACTACATAGGATTAATAGGAGTTTTAGTAAAAGAAATCCAGGAACTAAAAAAACGTGTCCAAATATTGGAAAATAAGTAAAGTAAAAATATATTTATTTGTTGGTATGTATTAATGGCGACAAATTATATCCCATGTGGCGTAATAATACCATTATCTTATAATCCATCTACTATTCCTGAAGGATTTTTATTATGCGATGGTTCATCTTATTCTACAACAACATATGCAAATTTATTTGATTTAATTGGTCATACATATGGTGGATCAGGAGCCAATTTTAATGTTCCAAATTTAAAAGATTGTCGTGGATATATGGATTTAAATTCAACTTTAGGAACAATTTCTGGTGCAAATTCCATTACATTAAATGCAAATCAATTGCCTCAACACAGTCATAATGTAAATACATCATCATATCAAGTGACACATAGTCATAACATAACATATAACTCGGGTAATCAATACACTGCATATATAAATCCTGATACTAATAATGTGGGACAAGCAGGCGCGATTCATCAAAAAGGTTTAGAAAATATTACTACTTCCACTTTTAATGGGAATTTGACTACGGGCAATTCAAGTGCCACATCTGTATCTGGAGATACAGGATTTAATACTTCAAACGCAGTTCCTATAAATATAACAAATCCGTTTTTAAAAATGTATTTTTATATTAAATATTAGTATATGAGCCAAGTTATTGAAACAGGTAGTATTTTATTATATTCATCAAATACGGCACCATCTGAATATTTATTGTGTGATGGATTATCTTATTCTACGACAACGTATGCAAATTTATTTAATATAATTCGTTATAAGTATGGAGGGACTGGAGCTAACTTTAATGTTCCAGATTTAAATGGATATTTTCCAATAATGGGGCCATCTATAGGTTCAACGGGTGGAGTTCAATCAATACAATTGAATAATAATAATTTGCCATCGCATACACACGCCGAAGGAAATCTTTCAATAGGAAATCACACACATAGTTTAAATTTTGGTGATAACACAGGTAATACAAATTATGTATATGATACATCTTCATCTAACAACTCGTATGCCGGCAGCGGTTTATACGTTAATGCAAATAACTCAAATACTCTTCCTTCAACAACAACAGATGCTACTATAGATCTTAACGGAACGGTAAATACAAATACAACTAATTCAAGCGCAATTAATGTAATAAATAAATATATAGTATTAACATACATAATAAAAACATAAGTCTTTATTTATTATACAAAAACCACCCAGTAACAATATATTTATCATTGGAAATAGGAATGCTTCCTTTGTGAAGATAGTTCCATGTAGCTGGAAATAAAACTAATTTTCCTTTTTTTGGTATTATTTTTCCGCTCAAGAAATAAGTTTCACCGCCTTCATTAACATCATTTAAATACCAAATAAAAGTAATGACTCTATAATCATTATTAGGATAGGTTAAAAAATCGTTGTGCCAACTATAAAAACCGTCACGTTTTTTATATCTTTGAACCTGATACCCGATGTCTTTAATACTGGAATCAAACCATAAATGGTCGCACATATTTCTAAGAACATTTAGATATTTTTGTAGTCCAATATTTAATTGTTGGCATAAAATTTTATCTATATCAGACCATTCTTTTAATGTAGAAATAAATAAATCTTTTGTCTTTTTAACATTTAAATTTACTCCTCCCCCAGTAACTCCAGGATATATTCTATTATCGCTTTCAAATCGTTCAATAATATTGTCGCAAATTTCACTGTCTAAATTATTTTCTAACTCAAAAATAAAAATATCATTTGGTTTATGGTTTATTTTTTTTTCAAAGTCGTCAATGACTATTTTTTTAACAATTAACTCTAATGTGTATGCAACATCACAATCACGCAATTTATCAATATTCATATATGCATTTACTATATTTTTTTTATATTTTAATAATGTATAAAAATAATGTCTAGTTATTTCATAAATAATACAGAAACAATAGATGATTTATTTGAACCATTGCAAAATGTCGCCAAGAATCCAGATGTAAAGTATGCAGACAATTCTGGTTCAGATTTATCGGAATTATATGCACCATATATACCAGGAACAACTAAGGCAAAAATTACAAATTATAAAGTAAATAACCCAATAAACTATCCATCCCCCCCATATCCATCCCCCCCATTAGATTTAAATTCTATTTTTAATAAAAAAATATTATTACCGGTTGGGACAATAATAATTTGGACATCTGACGCAATTCCATCCGGATTTTTACTATGCGATGGTTCATCTTATTCTACAACAACATATGCAAATTTATTTGCTTTAATTCATTATAATTATGGAAGCAGTGGAAGTAAATTTAATGTCCCAAATTTTACAACAAATAGTGCAATGCCGTATTATGATACTAATATTAGCATAAGTTATGGGGGTGCCGGTGGAAGTAATAATATAGATTTAACATCAAATAATTTGCCGCAACATACACATGCACAATCATTAACTTTTCCAAGTCACAGTCATTCAGTGGACACTTTAAACAGTATTGGGCATTATTATCACACTCCAGGTTATATTAATGAACAATTCGGTGGTGGATCAAATGCTCTAAGAATTGTAAATGCAGCTGAAACTTCGTGGCCCACTAGCACAGACGGACCATCATCAAACACAATTACAGGACAATCTGGAACAAATAGTAATGTAAATAACACTACTATTAGTGTACAAAACCCTTATCTTGCAATAAATTATATTATAAAATATTAATAAAAAATTGATTATAAAAACTAATCTATAATCAAT